GGCTGTCTGGACGAGTGAAGTACCGAGACTGGAACCTGATGTATCTGTATATGCGTTAGCCATGTGTCACCTTCTTTCTAAGGTTTAGTGCGAATGGGTTTCGGGCTACCGACGACGTTGTTGCGAAAGACCTGTAACCGCGTTTAGTTCTTGAATGCTAGTTGCACCATTAAGTTTTGCTAATAAATCAGCATCTCTGGTAGGGCTATTAACATTTTGTGTAGCCGCATTAATGCGGTCATAAGAGCGGATGTTGGCTTGCTTTTCTTCATCGGCAGGAGCATCTGCTTCACTTTTTGAAAATCCAAATACATCGGAATTTTCTTCAAGCCAAGCATCTACTTGCTCTGGTGTTGAGACATCGGCAGGAATAAACTTTGCCACTTTGTCTGGTACACCTTTTGTTGCCAGTACGTCTTTGACGTTTCGACTGCGAAGGTCTGCATGAATACTTGCAAGTTGTTCAGCAAGATCCTTCTTCTCTTTCTCTGCACGCTTTAAGGCTTTGCGGAGATTGGCTGGTGCTTCATTTTGCGAAGTATCAACATCTAAGTCGTCTTCGTCGTCTTCGTATTGGTTTGCCATTTCGGCACTCCCTTTCTGTTGATGTGACGCAGGCCGCAATACATTCCAGGGGAAGAATGGTTGGCTCCTACTACCAGTCTGTATACGCATCATCGGCGCTGGTGAACCGCGATGGAATCTATTTATTAAGAAAGACCGCTAATGTCTTTCATGCCTAGGCTGCCTGTGGCAGCACCTGCTGAGCCTGAAAAGGCTGAAACTTCTTGGGTCTTTAACCGTTCGAGGTTGGCCTGTGCGGCAGCGGCACCTGATGTGCCAAAGGTTGAGGCTTCTAGTTGTTGTCCAACGCCCCCAGCGTTACCGTAGCCCTGATAACGACCAGCCAGCGATTGCATGGCTGGCTGTTGTGAGGCTATGCTCTGGAATCCTGCTGCGGCTTGATTTTGCGTTATGCCTTGTGCTGCAAGACCCATTGCGCTTAATGGACCAGTAGCGCCAAAAGCAATGTTGGTACCAGCACGGGCTGCTTCTGCACCGATATTGGCAGCATTATATTCTTGCTGTACCAAAGGTGCCGCTACGGTTGGATCGAGAAGATGGGTGGCAATGGTTGAAAGACTTAAACCATATTGAGATTGCAACTGGGCAAGAACTTGTGGGTCTTCATTTTGTATTGCTGCCGTTGCTGTATTAACGCGCATTTGAACTTCGGCTGGGGAAACATCTGTACCCATAAGTTGACCAAGATAAGCGGTTGATTGTAATGGGCTAGAGGCTGGAATGCCAGCCATGGTCATAACTTGTTTATAAGATTGTTCATTAGCAATATATGTAGCAGGATCTAATGGGTTAAGCCCAGCAGCGATACGTGTTTGGTTACCAACAAAACGTGTTTGCCATGATGTGACAAGACCCTGCGCTGCACTAAATTGCGTAGGCGTAAGACCAAGGCCTTTGATTGCACCCGCTGGATCTGGGGAATCTAAAATTGTTTGGATAGTTGCAATATCAAGGCCATTTTGCAACATGGCAGTTACGCCAGCAGCAATGCCACCAGTTAAACCATAAGACGATAAAATTGAATTAAGGCTATTCGCTGCACTAGTTAAAGCAGCGGCTTTGTCAGCAGCGGCTTTATCTGCTGCTATTTTTTCCGCAATTTGTAATGGAGTTAATTCTGGTCCAGTCGGTCCAGTCGGTCCAGTCGGTCCAGATGTTCCCGTATGCCCAGTTGCGTTTCCCGTAGGCCCAGTAGGCCCTTGAACTGGCGCATATGCAGTAAACCCAGATGCGGCGCCAAGTGGTGCTGCGCCTGTGGCAACAGGTCCTTGTTTAACGGCATTGGGAACGGCTGCTATGCCACCCGCAACGGGTACTGTTCCAACAGCAGGTGCTGGTTGATAAGGAGAAGGAGTGGCGGCTGGTAGCGGTGCTGCGCCACCATAAAGGTCTGTTCTCATGGCTTAACCCATCCCCATCTTATTAATCATATAATCTGCTGCGTTGTTAAGCGTCGAGTGGGCATTTTGCGTATTGAGCCAAGCGGGTTGTGAACGAACCTGGCTAGCAAAATCATAAGGATTTACTACTTGGCCATTGGCGTCGCCTACCAATGCTTTGCTTACTAACGCCCCTGGACCAGTTAATGCTCCAAGTTGAATGTCACTTGGGCTTACTTCCATGAGGCTTGCATAAGTATTCAGATAAGGCGAAGCAAGATCTGATACCTTTGCGCCATTAGCAATTTGATCAGCAAATGGCTTGTAAGTAGCCATTGCTTGCGTCCTATATTGATTTTCGTATTTTGCCAATACCGCAGGATCCGAAAGATTTGCACCCGATGCTAATTCTTTTACAGCCAAGTTATCAAAAACTTTGCTTGTTCCGTCTGTGCTTACTTGCCCCAATACCCCGTATTGTTGTGCAAGGTTTGAAAGGTTATTGGAAAAAGTTTTAACATTTCCGCCAGGACCAGTGGCTGGATCAATCGTTCCATATTTTGCCATCTGCTGTATAATCTGGGCATCGGATGCATTAGGATTTTGCATAAGCCAATTTGTTAAATCTTGTCCACCATTAACGGCTTCTTGATCCAGCGCCACCGATGTAGCCTTGGTAGGATCGGTAATTTGAGCGCCAAGTTGTTGTGACGTTAATTTCATACCCGTTGATGCTGCCAAAGATGCAATATGATTTTGCGCTGTGTTATATTTTAACGCATATTCCGATGGTGTGGAAATGCGTTTAATTTCAGCAAGGCCAATATCTCCAGGATGCTGTTGCGCCCATTGGGTATTAGAGAACTGCGTAGCCCACATAGTAGGCGACCAGTTTTGGCCAATAGCGTTTGTAAGCAAATTTCCAAGTTCTGGAACTGAGGCAATGAACTTAGCCTGTTCGCCATACTTGGCCATAAAATCTGCTTTGATTTGGGCAGACGTTTCTAACTTACCCTGGTTATAATACTTGCCTTGGTATAAACCCGTATAGGGATTATCTTGAAAACTAAGAATTCCCTTTTTGGTGGTATATGTTCCACCCGTGGTGGATAATCCTGGTGTAAGTGGCGGGACGCCACTGGCTGGTGGGGGTGTACCAGTACTACCAGTACCTAGATTTGCGGCACCAGCGGTTGTTATTTTTTGTTCATTGGCGACCACGGCATTAGGACCTGCATTCGTCCCAGCGGGAACGGGAGTAGTCTTTTCTTTCAAGGCGTTAATTTGGCTGTCAATGACTGGATCTGTTTTACCAAACGCCTTGTTCATTGCCTGTTTTTCTTGCAAGTTTGATAATTGTGTTTTATCTAATTCCGCTTGACTTGCGGCTTTTTCTTTTGCGTTAAGTTGGATATTTTGATCTTTGATATATGCGTTGGCATCAGATTTTATTTTATCAAGATTGTTTTGATCTTGGGTAAATTGATCCATAATTGCTTGCTGCGCTTTATATTCTTGTCCAAGATTTTGGATAGCAGGATCATTTGCTTTTGCACCATTGGCAACCAAATCATCACGTTGCTGCATAAGTTGCGCTGCTTTTTGTGCAGCATTATTTGCATCGGTTGCGCTGTATTTACCCGATGGCGTCGCTTCATCTAATTGTTTTTGTAAAGCATCGCGTTGTGCTATAAGTTTATTCTGTGCAACCTTTTCGCTTCCGTAAAGTGGTGCATCCATAATACCAAGATGAAGTTGACTATTAACGCGATTAAGGCGTAATGCGATATCATTATACGATAAGACTTGAGGTTTCTTGGTTGCCATATTAGATGCTCTTCATCTGTTGTAGCGCTTGAGTCATACCGTCAAAGTATCCCGTCGCTGCCTTGTAAGATTGCGCGTCTGCGCTACCTGAAATAAGTTGTGATAGCAGGGCAGATGGATCCACACCAGCAGTAAGTTGTGTGCCAGTAACATCTGAACGTTTGCCCGTTGGGCCGTAAGCGGTTAAGCCAGAATATGTGCCAACGTTGGACTTTTCAGCGGCTAACAATTCCTGACCATACATCTGAATCTCTTGCGCCGTAGCATTGCGCCCAACCAAAGATTGCATGGTTGCATTGACCAATGAGGTTATATCTTGTGGAGATGTTTGTGTTTCATAAGCCGTCTTGGTAAACGTTTGCATGTTGGCATAGATGTTTGCACCAGCACCAGTGGCTTGTGCTTTCATGGCAGCGTATGTAGTTACTGGAACCGTAACAGTCGGAGTAGTTGGTGTAGTCACTATACTGCCCTTCTAAATACGCCAGTTACGACACTAGCCAGTTGTGGATCGGATGCTGCCAAGTTATCCATGTAGGAATACCACGCATCTTGCGCTGCGCTGTATCCTGGAAGGTGCTTGCCGTTGTAAGTGTTGGCAAGCAAATCTGCATGGTATTGCTTGTAATTATCTAAAATCTCGGAAATCTTTTTACCCTGTGGTGATACTGCCAAGATTCCCTTATCCTGCATTGCGGTAAATTGAGTGATGGCCTTTTGCGCCATCTCAACCTTGGTAGGGTTGTTGTAATCTGCATACCAGATTGGATTGCTTTGGCCATAATCTGCCGTAATCTGCTTCCAGATTTGTGAGGCTTGATACATGCCCTGCTTGTCGCCAGAAGCACGAAGGTTATTCATATCTGACTGGTAGGCGGTGTAATCCGCTGACAAGTCTTGCCATCCTTGCTTTACGTACAAGGCGCTGATAAAGTCTTTGGATGTTACTTTTGCACGGAAGTGGTTGATGAGCAACTTGTTCTCAACGGCTAACGCATCCTTGCTATCGGCTACCTGTGGGATAAGGTAAGGCGCAGCAGTTGAATAATTTGGGTTATTCAAAACAGGCTGGTTATTATTAATCCAAGTAACGGTAGAATCTGCCAATGGGGCGTAAGCGCCACTAGTGCCAGATGTGGTACGGGCAACCGTATAGGATAATGCTCGCTCACCATTATCGGCAATAAACTTATTCAGCGCAGCAGGCGCTGTGTATTTTGCGCCAGTCGTAGGATCTGTTTGGTTGAGCAAACCTAGATACTCAGAGCGTAGCGTCTGCATGTTCTTATCGTAATAGTCATTGCTAACCGTTGGAGCCAATGGTAAGAAGAAAGCAAACAATCCCTTAATGATAAGGTTTGTTTGAGCGTTATGCTCAATCTTAGTGAGAATCTGTTGCTGTTGAAACGCTGGCAAAGATGTGAAATTGGTTGGCAAATCACCATGGTAATAAGCCGCCATGATGGCAGACAACTTAGAGTTGTAAACGGTTGACTCGCGGTCATCCATGCTCATGCTATTCCACAAGTCACGCATGGTAGATGATGGCATAAACGTGTCAATAAAGTTCTGTGATGGATAACCACCATTGGCCAGGTTGACGGCTTTGTCCGTCCATGGAAACTTCTTAGATAAATCAGTCAATGCAAAGTTTAAGAATGGGCTGATTCCTGGTGGTTTAATTTCTGGAAGTACGCTAAGAAGCGAAGATGTATTACCAGAAATTGATGATGGTAAACCAGTAAATTGTTTAAGCCCAATGGCATTTAAGCCACGCATGATGGCATTGCCAGCCTCACCAAGGCCAGGATAAACGATGTACTTCTGGCCGTTGGCATCTGTATGCACAAATCCAGGATTGTTTAATCCCTGCTGGATGATCTGAAAATCACGAAATGCCTGTGGGTTTGATAGAATCAAACGACCAGTACGGCGCATGGCCTGCTCTTGGGCGAAATAAAACGGTAGCAAACTACGGTGCATTGTAGCCCATTGGCTACGAATAGCAGGTGAGTGAATCGCTGGAATCATATCTCGCGTAGCCTGCATCTGAGATAAGCGTACAACCTCACTACGATCCATCAAGCCCATATCAAGCAATGCTTGATTGTTTTGACGTGCACGCATGTAAAAATCGTTATACAAAGGTTGACGAGAAATCCAGTCCATGACTGGTGTAACAAACTTAGAATATCCCATTTGCTCAACTCGTTGCAAGGCCTTGGAAATTGTAGGCATTTCATACCGACCCAAAACCTTGATTGGCTTGGACATCTGAGGCAGTTGCTTCAATTCCTTTTCGGAAATTGTTTCGCTTTTGGCGATGCGGTTGACAATATCCATGTTAATGGTATTGTCTGCGCCGTGAACAAGCCCTTGCAAGTTGTCAATTTGCGCTTTAGCAAACGACTCTGGAACGGCCTTTGTGTAGCCATCCATAATCCCGCGATACTCTTTGTACATGTTCGGATTGCGTAGATTGGCCGCTTGGCCATCTACCAATCGAGCAAACTGTTCATTTAGTGGCAAGGCTGCAAATTCAGGATTTTTACGTGCATTGATAAGCGCACGTGCTATATCCCTTTGCCCAAAATCGGCTGCAGCATTGTTGATATTTTTAGCCCAATACTTATCGTAAGTATGATCTGTACTTGTCAGCCCTTGGATTTCTTCTCCAGGCACCGTGCCATATCCCTTTTGTTTATGGAAAATATCTACATGGTCATCTGCCGTAAGTTCTTGGCTAGCATTGTGCGCCGCAGAAACTGCTGGTGTTGGAAGATATGTGCCAGTTTCCTCAGCACGTTCAATCATATATTTAATTTTGTCGTCTACAAGGTAGGAACCAAGATTAGATTCTTTGAATCTGGTCGCCATATACGAAAATGGCATAACACGATAACGCTTATCTTGCAAACCAACAATGGCATTATTAATGCCCTGCTTGGAATCAGTGAGTTTATTTAACTTATCAAGCGTAGACATGCGCTCGTCAAGTTCTTTAGTAATCTCATTAGACTTTACGGGAACTGATTTGCCAGTTGCCAATTCTGCTTCTTTGGCATTTTTATCGGTTTGCGTAAGCGCGTCATCCATTTTGTCAATGTGAAAGTTTTGATATTTTTCCGACAAATTAAGCGTGCTGGCGGCTAAACGTTGTCCAAGATAACTTACCAAGCCACGACGCATAACTTGTTGTAAAACTTCACCAGTGGATACACGAATACCAAAAGCAGGTGAAAGAAGAGCCAATGGGGCAAAAATTACATTGGTATATTTGGTAAAAAAGTCGTCAACTGGCGAATACAAAGCCCCATAGGCTTTGGCTTCGCGAAGTGCGGTGCGAGTCTTTTTCAAATCTAGAAGGGCGCCTTGATAACGCTGGCTGTAAGTGATAGCAAGTGGGCGTTGTCCACCGCCATGCTCAGGTAGCATATCAACGCTACCAACGTCACGGCCTTGGTTAACGGCATACACACTAGGATCATAATTGCTAGGTGCGCTAGCGTCATGTAAGTCGCTAAACAAATGAGCAGATTGAGAATCTGCCACGCCAAGATTTTTAAGGACTTCTTGATTTAAAACGTGCATGTTGGATACGCGCAAATCATTATTTGTCTGCATAATCATGGCGCCAGCACGTTCTAACGCAATGTTATGTGGCATGGACAGCGATGCTGTATCGTATGTAGTCTTTGCAAAACCAGGGTCTTTTACGTCAAAAACGTGAGACGATAAACTATTTGCGTTTGTGTCGTAGGATAATGGTTTTTCACCAGTAAACGTACGTACTTTGTTTGCAAGCGCATTTATCATGGCGCCCCTACCAGGGGCGTAAAATAATGCAGGCTTATTAAGTTTAAATACCTGTTCCTGTGTTACTTCACCAGTTTGGGCATTGGTAACAGAACGTGTTTTAAACCTTTGGGCTGGTTGGCCAGATTCATCTAGTGCTTGCGTGCCATCTGGGTTTAATACAGGCTCCATGACTGCGCTTTTGCGTGGCAAAAGTAGATTTAAAGATTCGTTATAGTTGGTTGCATTTTTACTATTACGAATGGCATCTAAGCCAATTTTTTCGCTAAGGCGTTTACCAACTGTTCTAGATGGCAAGGAAAATGCAGTAAGGGCATGCTCGGATCTGTCGGCCAAATCGGCCGAATAAAGAGTTTGTTTTGCAACCTGGTCGAAGCCATTGGTGTCGTTAATTTTAACCATAGCGCGAATTGTTGCCTGCGACCATTGGTTTGCTTTGCCGTATTTATACCAGATCAATCCCGCTTTGTCGCTGTCGCTCATTGCTTGATTTTGAGCAATACTCACAATGTCTTGACGCGCTGCGCGTTGAGCGCCATTAAGCGGATTCGCCATAGCGGCGTCATATTGTTCTGGGGAGAAAATCTTTTTTACTGCTACACCAGCGGTGAAGTTGGACATACCACCCGCGCTAGAAGCAAATGGCAGTGTATTCTTTGGAATTACTTTGCCAGTTGTTGGGTCAATCTTATTGACTGGCATTCCCTTTTCGTCACGCACAATCTCGCCAGTGGCAAAATCTATTTCTTTGACAAGCGCAATATGGTCGCCACGACGAAGTTGAGAACTTAATTTTCCAAGGTTGGCAAGTGGGTCTGTTTCAAAATCAAATGAGGCATCCGCTACGCCAGATACAATTTGACCAACGCCGCTATTGGTATTTGCCAATGCGCCAAGGCCAGGGATGTAAGAAAGCCCGTGAGCCAAATCCCTACCAGCAGATACTAAGTAGTTTGGGTCGTTAGATTTGTTAAAGGAATCTCGAAATGATGGGACGACACGACCAAGAATTTGACGCTCTGCCGCCCCCGCCAAATCTGCTCCGAGAACAGTTCCGCCAGGAATACCAGTAAGCGTACCGATAACTCCGCCACCAACTACGCCAAGTGTACCAACAAGGCCAGCAGCCCAGCCATGATCTGTGTATAGGCTATGAACAAACTTGTAATCTTTTTGAATTTCTTGTAGTGGCTTATTAGCCCATGACATTGCAGTGCCAATGGCCTTGCCAATAACAGGCACCTTTTCAACTGCGCCAAGTGCTTGACCTGGAAGGTTTTTAAGGTCATTCCAAAATCCGCCCTGTGAAGGGGCTGGTGTAGCAGGAGCCGTGGCGTCGGCAGTAGCAGATGCTGTAAGTGTAGATGCGATAGGCGTGCTAGAAGGAGTAACTAAACTCATTGACCCGCCTTTTCTTGCAAAGATTCTAGTCTTGTTTTAATTACAGCGTTGGCGACATCTGGAATGTCCTTTAACGCATTGCGCCACCATGTTGCGGAATTGTATGTAGCAACATGTTCATCAATCGCTTTGGCAATCGCTGTCATGTGAGAAGTAGCGGCCAGGGTATTAAATACATCTTGGCTACCTGATTGAATACCAGCGGCAGCAAGGCCAGGGTTTTGCTTAACAAACATCTGGTTGCCCTGAACCATATCGTTAGCACTGCTAACATTAGGTATATTTACCTGCGGATCCATGGGTTACTTCCCTAGTGCAGTTGCGAGTTGTTGCAATTCTGGTGAAGCGTCTGGATGTGACGCTAAGGTTTGAACGAGGCTCTTGGCCGATTGTCCAGTTTGCATTGTTTGCGCTGGATGGATGCCAAGGGCTTCTGGCCCTGGCCCTGCTCCCAATGGGGAGCCAGCAGTAACTGGTTCGTTAGGACGTTGTGTGGGTGCATTAAGTGGGGTAACTGGCATTTGGTTCTGTTGAGGATTGCTTTGTTGCCCCGCCGCATTAGATGCTGCTTGAGCAATTTGTGATGGCGTCATTTTCTGACCTTGCATGTTAGTAGCAGACAAAGGCGCTTGCGCCTGTAAGTTTGCTAACTCTTGTCCATCACCGTAATTAGGCATACCTGAGATATACCGCTGTGCTTGTTTTGATGCTACTCCGCCATCGGTTCGCGTGCTATT